GGGGCGGCGCGGTGGGTTGTCCGGTGAGCCTTGTAGCGGAGCGGAGAGTGCGAGCCGGAATGTCGGCGAGCGATAGCGAGCCTAGTTTCTTGGCGACGCGATAGGTTAGTCGAGTTGAGGCCATTCGGTTCTGCCGCCTTTGATGAGCGCTGAGTAGTTGTTCTCATAGGTTACAACGTCATCTGGATAACCGAACTCTGGTTCGTCTATGTCAGGTTCTATTTGGCGCTCATCGGTGATAGTGTGAAGGTCATCCCGCCAGTCGAGGAGTCGCTGTAGACGGTTGTAGTCAGAAGTCTCTTGTTCTAGTGCGATGTATTCCTCACCGAACTCGTCGTATTGTTCTATAGATAGAGGAGTATGCATATAGTTGAAGACTTCTGGCTCGTCACCGGGTGGACGCCAGTGCCATGGACGCATGGTTGGAGGGTCAACCTTGGTGAGAGGGAGCTGCTCTGGTTTGTAGCCTGTCTGAAGGTCGTCGATAGCTGCGTTGCTGAATACGTTAGGAGAGTCGATGCCTCGTATGTCACCGACTGCGTATTCCCAGTCCTCTACGACTGTGTCTGCAAGTTCGTTGAGGAACTTCTTAGCTTCTTTGGGAGAGAGGTTAGAAAGCACATAACGGTAAACTGGTCTGAGATGATAGTTAACGTATGCGTGTGCCATCTGGTAAACCAGTGCTCTTGCAGGTTTACGTAGCTTACCCTTATCGTCGTAGTAAGGATTTGTGGGAGGAATCCACTGGTTGGGGTCCTTCTTGACCCCAGCGTATATCTCCGGGCGTGAAGGAGCGGAGAGCGCCGCTAATGACGCTCTCCGCTGTGCCTCTGTTATCTGTATGTCCATTACTCGGATGCGATTTTGCGCATGATAGTGGTGTCAGTCCGGGCAGGAGTGAGTTGCTCGTGTCCTTTTGCGTCCCTTGTGACTCTGGCTTCCCTGCGGCTAATGCCATACTTGAAGCTCTGACCGATTTTAGCTCCCTTCAAAACGTCTTCAGGATTGTCAGGCCACTCAGATACTTTGAAGTAGTGCTCGTTTTTCTCATCGTCGAAGTGGAACTCAGTGCAGCCGGCGCGGCTGTCAATGATTCTTTCAAGCGTAGCGATGCCCCTAGTGTGGGCTGTCTTTGTGTCGGATGTATTTTCCATGGTTATGTGCAGGTTCTCTTCTTTTGCCCTGCACTAAGTGCAACCAAGGGCAAAAAAAGAACCAAAGAGAACCCATGAAAATATCTGACAACAAACAAAGCCCAAAGCAGGGGCATGGATAGGCTGTTGAAAGACATTGTGAGTTCTGCTTTGATGATAGTTAAAAACGAACTACTTCATGTTTATGTGTGGCATGGCAGTTCTGAGGGCTTGTTTTGAAAGCTTGAATGGACAGTGCTGAGTATGGCCATGACGCAGAAGCTAGAGTCATTTGGGATACGCAAAGACGAGCAACTTATTCCTAAGCCCGCACTACACCAATGCTTGCGCAAGGTCGGTGAGCGAGGACATACAGGTGATTGAGGCACAGTGTAGGTGTAGGCAGTTTACTCTCTTGCCTAGGAGACTTTGGTCTATGTTGTAATTAGTTGATGCTTTCTTTGGATTACTCTGTAAAGGACGTTGCCTGAACAGGACCCCCACAGGTCTACCTCCAGCATTTGTTTGTGGGATATTGTTATTGCCAGTAGCTACTGTGCTCATCAGGCTTGGTGTTGACTACTACTGTGATAGCTACTGGTGTAGCTACTTGTGTAGTTTGTTGTGGCTTGTGCGCTGAGCCTTGTTGCTTGGTTGGCAGAGGACCTTTGATGCGCACGTATGGTGAGACGTAGTGCGCATAAGGAGCGATGGTATTGTCTGTGGTTTCTATAGACATAACACAACACACCACACACACACTTTGAGTGTGGCTACTGGTGTGATAGTAGGTGTCTTCTTAGTGGAACCAAAAAACGCCAACACAATCAATCACGCCCGGCCCACCCAGAGGCGCGCAAAGGGTCTTCTTTTTGTGCGCTGCGGGACGCATTGAGTGTCCTTAGTGCTGGTGCGTGCGCTAGGGGGGTATGGGGGGGCCGCCCCAATCACGCTAGAGCGTTACCACCTCAGATTTTCTTACCAAAACAAAGGGCCTTAAGCTCCCCAAGTAACCCCAGAGCTTTCTCATCGCCCTTAAGGTGCGCTTTAAGCTCCTCTAAATGGCTTTTAATCAATGCTAAGCGGCTTATGCGCTGTATATGCCCCCAGTGTTTAGAAACATCAATGATTCTCATTTAGGTTTCTGCTTAGATTTCATCTGTTCTTTCCAGCTAGGGGCTTTGAGGCCCTTTTTCTCTAACCAAGCGTCACACGCCTTGTTTACTGAGGAAGACAGATTGTTGATGTAGAGACCTGAAGTGTCTCTGACTTTATGTTCTTTGTTATAACGTCCCCTAATGCTCATCTTTTATTGGGTTTATAGTTGTTGTAACTCCTCGCCCCCCACGTTTAAGGGGGACGAGAAGCTTGCGTTACACACAACACACAACACGCAACAAAACTATTTAGGTTGGCCTTGAGAGCAAGCCTTTAGGCACTCTCTTCGACGCCTTTGGCGGCACCTAACGGTGCGCCTAAATCTTCTTTTCATATTTTTATGATTGACACGGTGCGCCTAGAGCTACACTATGAGTGTCCGGTAGGTGCCTTTAAAAGTGAAATAAACACTTAGAACCCACATTCAACATCCATTATAGGTGTGTTGTTATTCTTAACCGTAAGACAGCTCTAAGCGTATCTTAGAGATACCCTAAGTGGTCATATATCCCATCTCTCAGAGCCTCCAGACCCTTATAATGGCTGGTGCAGCTAAGCTCTCCACTGCTGTTACGACCTGTTCCTCTATCTTTTCGGACAGGACTCTGCTTGTGTTGAACGAGATACCAGCTAGGTCAAGGGCACAGTGGATCACTTCGTGCACCAGACAAGAGCGAAACAACTGGCGGTCCCTTAGAACGCTTCTGTGTAGGTTTATGCAGCGCATCTCGGGGTCATACTCAGCCAACCTTCCGGGCATCTCGTCCTTTACGTGCACCGGGATGCGCTGTCCGGCTACGTTGATAAACTTAGGTGGTTCTATATTCATTGTTACATCCAAGTAGCCTTAGACCCCTTGGCTCCCATATAGGTTTCCGCAAAGCGTTGTAGCTCAGCGTCTATTCTGTCTGTCTTGCGCTCCCTGATGCGCTTATCGGCGTCCTGAGCCATCTGTTCGGTCCAGTAGGCCACGGCCATGCTCAGGGCATCTAGGCGGTCATCGTGGGTTATTGCCCCTCGTTGGCTTGTTAGCCGGGACATCTGGTAGACCAACTGGTATTTAAGCTGGGACTCTAGCGGGTATTTCTGTGCGCTTTCATAGTCATGTTGTATGACTTTCGGGTCAACTACCAGCCGGTGTTGGTTCATCACAGGCTCTAGGGTGTCGATTATCCGTCTTTCTTTTTGGATGTTGTGTCTGACTTCCTCGATGGTGCACGGGTGAACTTTGGTGAGCACTGGCTTGAACAACTCGACAAACATACCGTCTCCGAAGTTGCTCTCGACCACAATGGCATTCACCTTGTTCTTTTTGGCCTTCATGGTGAGCGCCTTGAGGACCTCATCGCTGTATCCCCCTTGTATTCCTCCGGCATCAACAACAAACAGATAACCATTCAGCATCTTGATGATGGCGTATCCGGTCTCATCCTTGCCCCGCCCAGAGGGGTCAATGGACATCACAGAGCCGGTATACGGGATATATTCCCCTATGGTTTCCATGGGGCGATAGAAACGGTCCCCAGATAGCCCCACATTGGGCACAGACGAGTCCCACTCCAGTTTAGGGTCCCGAGCCCACACAAGCTTCTCTGGGGCCACCTCGGGGTCCACAGACATCACTATGAGGTCGCTGGTCTTCAGAGGGAACCTGTCGATGTCACTCAGGCGGGTATCCAGCATAAACTGCATGGAGAACCCGGTGCGTCCGTAGGAAGCCTCTCGCTCCGCTAGGTCGATGTCAGAGAACCTCAAAGGTTCTGTAGATGACCCCTCGGCCTCGTCATCAACGCATATGTGGCTTACAGCGCCGTCATAGTTAGCGTCATTGGTCTTACTGGTGACGTATTTAGCTGGCCAGATGCGCTTCCGGTATCCTCTCTCGGTGAGTTTATTGTAGATGGTGTCCTCGCACTGTGGTGTTCCAAGGAACAATACCTTGGACGTAGCGTCCGGCTTGATGATGGCGTCGAACTCCTTGACCTGCTCGCCAAGCTTATCGCGCATCCCTTGGGTGGCGCTATTACCCACCACCTCGATGTCATCAGCAACAATGATGTCCGCCCGGGAACCCGTCAGTTGCGATGTGACCCCCAAGGATTTGACGGAGGGGGCATGGGAGGCTGGCGCGGGTCCGACATCAAAGCTGATTTTAGAGAATCGTTGCTTATCAGATGGTCGCAGATGAGCGAGAATAGGTAACTCATGGATGAGTCTAAGTGTAAAAGTGCTGAAATCGTCTGCTCTTGTTTTTGACGCAGAGACGACAAGGATATTTCGTCGTGGGTCGAGGAGGAGCTGGTGGACAACGAATGCAGAGCAAATCCAACTTTTACCGACTCCCCTAAAGCCTTCGATAATAGCTCGTCTATCTCCTCTTTGCATGTAATCAGCGATTTCATATTGGATTGGGGTGGGGTCAGGGAGGTTCAGCTCCTTCCATACAATGTATAGAAAGTTACGGAAGTCTTTAAGCTTTTCAGGAACCTCCATGAGATTACTTGTTGTTCGACCTGTTCGTCTTCTTGCTCTGGATTCTTAGGTTAGAGCGAGAGTTGTTCTTTGGGTTTCGGTCAGCATGGTGGACATCTTTGCCGTCACCCTTCTTCGCTCTACCCGCCTTAATCATCATCGCCCGGGCCTTGTTGCGGCCCGCTCGGCGTTTCTTCTGCTTCGACTTCTTGTGATATGAGTCGTATTCGTTTCTGTAGTTCCTAGCCATGAGCTGCTTCGTCAAACGGTAAGATTTTAACAAGACTTTCCATAGGGTTATCCTTAGCCAGTCCTGCGTGGATGCCATTGTCCTTCAAGAGCTGCCTAGCGGCATTTAGGTCGCTTGGTGCAGCTTCTCCTGACTCAATACGAGTAATGAACTCGTTAATGAGGAGGGCCTGAAGGCTTTTGAGTTGTTCTTCTTGGTTGTCTACTTGTCCTTCCATTCCTTGATTGTCTTTAATATTAAGTAGCACAGCGTGGTCACCCCCACCGCGATACCTACCATCGAGTTAATATCCGAAAGCGTAAAGGTGCCTAGCATACCTACTATACCAACCGCAGCAGGAACATGGGTAGAGTCCATTATTTCACAGAGGTAATAGTTAAAATAGGAGTTCTAAGTTGAGCGTCCAACGTGGCTTCGTCAGTGTGATGCGGAATAGCGTGGAGCCTAGTGTCCGAAAGGTGGTCACTAGGAACCCAAGAATACACATAAGCGTCTTCAATTTCAGAACTACTATAAGTTTCGTCGCCACCCGCCAAAGGAGTAGCCGTAAATTGTGTATTAGAAACGTAGGTAGCCTTATAGTAACCTACCGGGCTCGTAGTAGCTCCGCTCCACGGACCGGACACTTTAACAATTTCAGTCCTACCGGGGTCTAAATCAATCCAGTTAGTAGCTGTTGTTATCGCTAACACATCGCCAGAATCGGTTAGTTGTGCCGCAGATATAGCAGACTTCCGTCTTGCCAACGTAGGCAAAGCGTCGGCTTCTTGCTTACACTGTAAATAAAGAGTTCTAGAACCGTTCCAAGGGTCTGCTCCCAAACTTGAAGTAGAGCCAAACACTCCCATACCTAAGTCCGTGTGCGCAGACGGGATGCTTGAGTCATACCTACCAAATACCCACTTAAAATGGATAAGGGTTCCGTTAAACTCAGGCCCGCCTATGGTAAACCTAGCGTGGTCTACTTCCGTTGCAGAAGAAGAGCCTTCGTCAGTAGCCATTAGTCGAAAATAAGTTAAAGCTTGTGAGGTTGCATCTTTCGATACCGTAAAACTAAACTCGTATTCTATTCGCGTTGCTTCCGCATGGGGAATAATATTCGCGGCTGAGCCGCTTACATCCCCCCAGCTAGTGCTTACGTTCTGCACAGCAGACACGTTAGGCATGACAAATGTGCTATTGGGAGCGTCGGGAGTTCTATAAACGGTAGTTCCGTCACAAGGTCCAGTTATCTTTTCCAAGACGTTTGACGTTTTCAGGGATGAATAACCAGTTCCCCCGCGCCCTACTGGAACTGTTCCTGTCCATCCGTAGTTTGCGTCAGTAGCTGACAGGTTTCTATTAGCAGACGGAAGGATAATGGTGGACCCTTCGGTCTTAAAGTCCATTGTGTTTGCCGTCTTAGCGGTGGTCACTGAGTCGTTAGCAATCTCTGATGTTCCAACGGCATTTGCTTGGATTTCGTCGGCCCTCACCGCATCTGTAACAATGTGGTTATGGTCAACGCTGTTGTCGCCTAGAGCAGCGCCGCTTCCTCCTAAAGTAGACGCATTTTCTGACACCTCTTGAGCGCAGAACAGCCCTTGCTTATAAGCGTTATCTAGGTCTGCTTCCGCAATGCGTGAGCCTCCTTGAAAATCTACAATAGCGTTAAGAGTAGACGCTCGGTAAATACGCAACAAAGACCCAGCAACTGCGTTGGTTGGACCGGCGGACGGCGCTGCGGCTAACTTTATTTTCTTATTAGTCGAGTCGATGCCTTTGGAATCAAAGTCTCCCGTAGCCCCACTATTGGTAAGCACTGAAGTCCAAGTCGTTCCGCTGTTATTTGATACAATAGCTTTGATGTCTCCCGTGTTGATAAAATCGAACGTGAAAGAAAACTCAGTATTGTCCTTGTCTGTCGCCCCTCCTGCATTGTCGAGGGTTATTTCTGTATAGGATAATGCCATATCTATGAGTGGTTATTTTCTGTTAATACTTTCGTAATAGTGAGCGCGTAGTTCAGGATACTCTTTAAGAACCTTGTTTTTTGCGTCAGCGTTATAGAACGTAAGAATTTTACCAATAGCCATGCTTCTTGGGTGTTGCTTACCCATAGTCATGTCTGTAGCTGGAGGTAACTGCTGGTAGTCGTTAGATTGAATTAACGCCCTTAAAGACTGCCTTAGAGTTCGCCCTCCAAGAACACGGGTAGACATTAGCTCTTGGTGCCTGTCGTAAGCGGTCTGCCCTCCGGGTTCATTGCGATACATTGTAGAGTCTATCGTCCCCGCAGCCCATGTGTGGCTTCTCTGGTTAAACCCTCGGCCTAGAGCTAAAATTTCTTGGTCAACAATATCAAACGAATGAGGAACTTGTTGCCCTGCTCCAACAAAAGACGGAAGGAATGGTCCTTGCTTGCGCACTTTTTCTCCAAGCCAGTTTCTTTTAGGCATCAATGAAGCGCTACTCCAGATTGTCTCTGGAACGTCTGGTCTCATGTAAGCCGGTATCCTCTTCATTACGTGGTCAAGAATCTTCCTTGCTTCGTAAATTTGAGGTTCTTCTTCAACAAGGTTTTCTGTCCACGTAAGTCCGGTGGGGACCATTCCGCCAAGAACACTTCCAGCCATCTTGTCGGCTTGGGTAGGGTCTTTAAACAGCTCCATAACATTGTAAAGACCTTCAACATAAGACCCGTTTGTAATGTTGTTATAGAATGTTAGCGACAGTATTGCGTAAACCTTTTGAATTCCTTTCATAGCTGCCGCCTTCTCATTCGTATCAGCAAATAACTCCTGCCCTTCGTTTCTAAACGCGGCGTCTGTCATGTGCACTGTGTCCGCAAATATTCCAAGTATGGTGGCAAATGGGTCCATCTTTTGATAACTAACCCATTTAGCGTCTTCTCCGCTACCAACTAAAATAGAATAAGGCTTTTTACCTACAGCCTCCCAAGCTCGCTTTGCTGACAATCCTTTCGGGGGAGAGCCTGTAACTCTCTCTTGCATAAGCTCCATCGTATAAGCAACCGAAGCGGTCATCATAGCGGAAGTTGTCAGTCTTCCTATGTTCTCAGCGGTTTTCACCGCGTCCCCTTGAATCTGCAAGTCTCGGTGCTCTTTTACCATCGCTTCGGTAAATGGAGTATCTGCGTAAAGGCGCTGAAGCTCTTTCTGCCAACCTTTGCCGCCTTCCTTATTGGCCTCCATTCTTTTTAGAGCTTCTTTGTTTATTCGGTTTTCATAGGCAACTTTAGACTCATTTTTTCTGTGGCGCTGCTTCAGGTATTGGTGCGCCCGTTCATGCTCTATAACAAACTCTTCAAAATCATCGTATGACTGAATATACTCGTCCGGTATAGGCTTAATGCCTTTGACTCGGGGGTCTTTAGCTTGCCAAGCTTTCCTTTCATACATTTCACGGACCCTCTTTTTGTCGATGTGTATTGTTCCCGTTGGGCCTTCCTCAGCTCTAAAAGACGCCGCTGCTTTTGATTCAGGAATATCCTCTTCAATAATCTTTGGTTCGTTGTAAGGAGAGTTCTTATACTTACTTATTGCTTCGTTTGGAGCACCTACTCCGGGAGCCTTTCCTTCTGCTACAGCCGCATATCTCTTAGTTGTTTCTACGGCATACTCTCCGCTTAGAAACGGGTTCAAAGAGCTTCGATAGCCTTTGTCAGTTTTGAACTGATGAAAACTCTCGTTAAACTCTTTAGCTTTACTGTGGTGGACCCGGCCTAATCCCGGCAAAGGAAGAACGCGGCTCAACGCAAAAGTAAGGATATTAGTGGGAGTTCTAACAAACGGAATAGCAAAGGCTAACCAAGGAGAAGCCATTGCCTGAGTAGACACCCAGCGAGCAAAGGCGTTTTCTGGTGTGTTTGTAAAAGTGTTTATCAAAGACCAGTCTGTTGCCCGGTCAACCAGCATATCTCTTTGGTATGTGGTCTTGTAAATAGTGCCGTCCTGAAGACGCATATTGTTACTGTAAAAGTTTTCGTCCATGTATTCGTCCACAAACGCTGTCCTCTTACCAAACCTAAGCCCTTCGTCATCAGCCTTTGCAGAAGCTTCTTTATAGACGTTCGCCTCATTCATAAAGCGCCCTTCTTTAGTCACATAGTTCTCAAAGTTATCCCTAACGTAAGAGGCAATTTCTGTGGGGTTTTTTATGCCTCTACGATGTGCCTCCATCGCTAGGTCGCTCTTAACATACGAACGATAATTCCACTGCTTAAACAACTCATCACCCGCCATCAATACCCTTGAAGGGCCTGACACAAGATTACCGAACCAGTTTCCGGCAGTCGTTAAAGGGTTCTTTGAGTCTGCGTCTCCAAAAACCCACCCACTTTTAAGGTCTTCAAATCGGTTATCCGAATAAGCAACAAACCCAGCAACGCTTCGAGGTTCTCCCGCTTTTAAGCTAATAGCCGCATACTTCCACGCGTCTAGAAAGGATTCCATATCAAACGTAGCCTTAACACGGGCTTTAAGCAGGTCTGCGTTACCAGTCATGCCGTATTGACCCATAGCTCCTGCCATCATCTCAAAGTCTCGGAATGCTTTCATCAAAGCACTACCAACCATATTAACACCCCAAGTAACAGGGCTACTCAGAAGAGAGTTAAGGTAGTAACCCATTGTCCTAGCAAACCCGTTTCGAGAGTCTGCGCCAAGCTTGCTTAAGGCCGCGCCAATGTCTCCTGAGTTCTTTGCTTGTTCCAGCTCTCTAAGAAACTTTGATTCGCTGCGAGACCCTCTAACGCCTTTGCGGTAAAGAGACTCTCTTAGCTCTTGGACGGTGCTTTTTTTCGCGTTTGGGTCAGCGTCTTTCTTAAGAGAAAACCCTAAATCACGAGATTTATACTTCATCCCTCCGCTGCCCGTCCCTTCGTAAATAAACCTACGTTGAAGCATTCCCATAGAAAGGTGGGTTCCGTATTGAGCCCAGAGTTCTTTTGCTGCTACTAGAAAGTCGAGGTTCTGGTAAACATCCGTAAGCAAACTTTTGTATCCTTTTTCAAAAGTCCTGACTTCACCTTTTTTTATCCCTTCGTATGTAATATCCTCTTTTGTTGCCTTAGATTTAATAGCCCTGTCTACGGAATGGCCTACCTCTTCGGCTAGGTAATTGTAGAGCTTATAGATAGCGTTCTGTTCGGCGTAGATTTTTTCTAAGTCTTCAACATTACCCCTAGCGTTCTCTAGCTGTTGCTGAGCTAAGTCTCTGTCGAATAAATCTGTGTGGTCCAACTCCAATAAGAACCCTTCGTTCCTGTCGTAAAGCTCTTGAGCATTCTTAGGCTTGCCGTGCAGCTCTGTGCGTAAAGATACGGCTTTTTTACTAACCGCTCTAAACAGAGCCGTAAGCCCCTCAGTGCTTCTTAAGCCGTCAAACAATTTACGAGCAGACATTGCCGCTTGGTCTCCGGTAGTCTTTAAGAAAGTTTCAGCGTTAGATTCTACGACCTCGTTTACAACCCCTTGAAGGTCTAGAGTTGTTTGAATAGCGTCTTCCCCTCCTTTAATAATGTCTTTGGCGATTTGCTTTTTAGTTGCCAAAGACCCAGAGACGCTTGGAATATCCATGTCTCCGTATTCCGTGAGAAACTTATCTACCTGAGCTTCTGTCATTCCGTCCACATCCTTTTCTTTTGCGACCTTTCCGTTTATTTGTATAGGCGCTGCCTTTTTCTTTGGCGGCATGTCTCCACCGCCTAAAGGAAGTTCGTCAACATCGGTCTTAAAAGGAGACTCTTCAGTTTTGAAGGGAGCGGGAAGAGAGCCGTTATCTCTAATAATCTTCTCTCGCGCTATGGTAGCATTGAGGTCCGTCATGTCTTTTACGGCATCCTTGTCGCTTGCAACGTCCGCTATAAATTCTCGCTCAGCAGTTTCAATAGCTTCTTCTTCAGGTGTCCCTTTTCCTACTAGCTCGTTTTTACGTCGAAACTTCCTAAACACTTTTCCTAGAACACCAATAGCGCCGCCAGCCACACCACCAACAAACAAACCCTCAATAGAGTTCTTTAACCTCTCTTCGTATTCGTTGTTGTCTTGCTCAGGGTCATACGACAAATAATCCAGAAGCTTGCTGTCAGCTCCCCATTCTGTCACTAGGTTTGAAAGACGGGCTTCTTGTCCTTTAAAGGCCACAAAGTCTGACACAGCCCCTGCGTAGCCAAATACCGCAGCTCTACGGGCTGCTGGCTTCATCTTAGCAAGCTTTTGCATAGTAGCCGCTCCTAGGGTTCTGTTGCCCTTAGCGACTGAGGATACGCCTTCTAGTTGTTTAGCTCCTTTAGCAGCTTTGGCGGTCTTTGCTATTTTAGCAACTTTACCAAGCTTAGCGGCTTTAGACACCAACCCCGCAGTCCCCAACCCGGGAATCATTCCTATACCAAACTGCACAATGTTTTCGCCAAAGGTGCCTACAAGAGTTTTTGACTTACCAAATACGCTCCATTCGTCTCGGTCCCACTTAGAGCCAAACAACCCCCCTACACTTTCAACAAAACCTTCTACTCCTCTTAACCCAAACAAACCTACATCAGCGGCAAAATCTCCAAAGGACGCTCCTTCTTCTTGAGGAGGCTCTGGGGTAGAATCAACAGAGTTCTCATAACGAGGCTTAGCGTCTTCAATAGTTTTACCTTCGATTTGTTCATCTAAAGCGGACTCAGGAGTCGTTTGCTGTGGAGTGACGTTAGTCACGGCTCCAGACACATTCGACCCGTCTATGTTTAACGCCAAATCGCGTTGCAGGTTGTCTTCTGTTACAGAAATAGGGTTCTTCATTCTTTTGCTAAATTAGGTTTACTTACCCTGCGTTCTTTTGCGGATTTCAAAAAGAGGGTGAGTGTATTGGTATTTTAGGAATTCCTTAAGACCTTCTTTGGTGTCTTCGTATCCCCACAAACGTGCCATTTTATTTAAGCCTTTATCGTCTGCGTCTAACGAGGACTTAATAACAGCCATGTTGTAGCTTTTGATTCCACCCTTAGCGTTATAGTTAACGCCATCTACCGGTAGGTCTGTCACTGGTGGCTTAATTCGACTTAAAAAGCCTATGTCAATGGTGCTGTCAGCCGGGTCACCTTTTACAGCTAACGTCTGACCCTCAACAATTTCTCCGTCTTGGTCCGTTGCTCTTACGTCTGGTAATAGGCGGTCTGTGTAATAGTCCGCATAAGCACCTCTAGCTAAATTAGGAGACTTTAAATAAGTTGGGCTTGTCGGTATTTGGCGTATGAACTTACGTCGATACTCTTTTTTGTATTTATCAAATTCTAAGTAACGCTCTCTATACCTGTTTAAGTCTTGCCCGCCAGTCTCCTCAATCTTGTCGTGAATTGCGTTAAATCTGTCTTCTGAAGAACGAATAAGAACTCTTCTACCCATAGAGCCGTTAACCATAGTAGATGTGTAGTAGGCCATAGCTTCGTCTGCGCTAATTCCATATTCCACTTTGGTTTCAAAAGCGTCTAAAACTCCTCTTTGAGCAGCGCTATACTCTTCTTGAGTAAACCCTTTGCCGGGAAAAAAGGTCCCGCGAGTCATGTGGTCGTATATATTGCTAGTTACCGCTTTCTCCGCCACCTCGTAAGCTAATTCAGCTTGGCCTTTTTGCTCATCTAAAGCTTCAAGAAACCTCTTGCTTTGAACTGAGTCTTCTTTAGTAAACTCTTTTTGCTTTCCCGAAAGCTTAGCTTTATCAGCTCTGATTTTTTGCTGGCTTTTGTATGCCGTGTCTACGGTCTTATAAAAATCACGGGCCGTGCTTGGTGTAGCAATTTGTTTGGTTTCCGACACTCCTTGAGCATCTGTTTCGGTGATTTTTCTTAAGTTAACAGTTTCTCCTTTGCGGAATTTACGCATACGCTCCTCGCTCACTTGTTTCTGCACCATGTCGTGAACTTTTTCCATAAACCCTCTGCTACTAAGGTCTACTAATGTAGGACCAAGCTGGTCTTTAAAGTCAGCTAATGCAGGGCTTCTGCCATTTTCTTCTGCAAAGGTTTCAACAAAATCATCTATAGCTTGCCGCGACTCTAGGTCCGTGTCGCTTTGCGCTTTTTGAAGAATTACTTCTATTTGCTCTCCGCTTAACGCACCCACCACAGGCAAAGGAAATTCTCCTGTTCTTTCGGCTCCTTGCGTTACGTTTCGGTCATTTAGCGCGGCTCTTACATCATCAGAAACTGTAGTTTGACCGTCTTCGTCTACTAAAATATTCATCATCGCTTTTGCTAAAGCGTCGTCGTCCCCTGTTGCGTATACGTTAGGGTTTGAATACGATTTCATAGTAGGCGCTATGACCTTTTGAGCTACAGCTAGCCGTTCTTCTTGGTTAGTGCGGGTTTTTTCAACAAGAGAGTATAAGCTTTCGTTAGCCATGATTCTTTCCTCGAAAGAAAATTCCTCATACTCCTTAAGTAGCTCTTGAACGTGAGTAGATTTTACGTCTTCCGGCGCAAACATCCCTCTTATAGCTTCTATGTTGTTTGTGTTTGGGTTACTGAGAAGAATATCTAAATCAGTATTCTCTACAGTTCCTCGATTATGCATAGACGCAGTAACATAAGGCTGAAGTTTGCTTAAAAACACAGCGGATTTTTTACCTGTGTTATTCAGCTCTCTTTCTTCAATAGACTCTTCGGCAGCAACAATAGACGCAAAAAGTTTTTGCCCTACGGTGCCTTCTTTAAACGAAATTTTACCACGGTATTTGTAGTCCTTGTCCGAGTCTGGGAGGCCAAGCATAATCTTAGCTTTTTCCAGTTCTTTTAGCGCTACTAGAGGCTTGCCTCCTTTTCCAAAGTCTAATGCTCTGTCTATTGAACCAAGAACGGACTGACTAATAAAACCATCTAACTCATCAGGATTTTTTTGACGAATAGTGTTCCACCAAGGGGCTGAAAGAAGAGTATCGTAATTGACCTCTCCCGTCTCTCCCTCAAGTCCTCCTAAAGTAGAATTGTAAGCAGCGTCTAGGTTCAGGTTAGCTTGCTGTTGAAAGTCGTTAAGAGAAGCTCTCTCAACATAGTCGAACACTTCACGCTTATACCTTGGAAGAGTTTTATTATACCCGGCTGCAATAGAAGTATTAAACGCGCCTTCAGCGGCTGAGTTTGCCGTTATCTGGAGTTTGTCTTTATAATCTTGCGTCCACTGAGCGACATACTGGTTAAACTCGTCTTCACTAGGCGTAAACACACCGTCCCCTCCCTCGGGTCCTTTCTTCCATTCTTCTAAGTCGTCCGCTAAATCATCGAAGTAAGTGGCAGCCGCTTCGTTGCCTCTAAATATTTCACGTATCTCGTTTTTAACAACAGGGTGC